AAAAGCGCATCATTACGCAAAAAAAAGAAATAGTTATTTTATATTATTAATTTTAAAAACACGAAAAAAGAAAATACATTTATTAACTTAAAAACAAATACAAGTAAACACTTAAAAAAAGAAACAATGGAAAAACACGGATATGTAAGACAACCAATTTCAAGAAGCAAAAAAGTACAAGCAGCAATAAGAACATTAACAGAAGTTAGTCACTTTTCAGAAGATGAAAGGCAACAATTATTACAATTATTAAAAAATAAAAAAATTAAATAATAAATATGGAAAAGATAAAACAAAAACAAGCTGAAGAGATAATTCGTCTTTTTGACTTAAATAAGAAGTCAAGAAAACCAATAACAACCGACAACCGTTTTTTATTTTTTAGATACTTAAACGAACACGGATACACTTTAAAACAAATTGCTGAACTATTTGACACTACGCATCCTAACGTATTATATGGAGTACGTAAGTCTAAACAAGATAGTATTTTAAACAAGTCTAGCTACGTTAAAAACACGAAAAAACTACGGAACTATCTAAACAACAAAAACACGGATTTAAAACGACTAGAAGCTATTAAAAACGTTCAAGCTGTCCAAGATAAGTTAGATGTATTAATAAATAAAATTAACGCATTTAACGAAAAAACGATATGAAGAATAAAAAATCGTTTCTACTATACACCGACTTAAAAGAAACATTTGAAGCACTTACAAACGAAAAAGCTGGTGAACTAATAAAACATATTTTAGCTTACGTCAACGATGAAAATCCTACAAGTGACGATATGTTAATCAATGCCGTTTTTGCTAACATTAAACACACTTTAAAACGTGATTTAAGGAAGTGGGAACAACAACACGCACAACGTGTTTTAGCTGGAAAAAAGAGTGCTGAAATCCGTAAACGAAATTCAACGGTCGTTAACGGTCGTTCCGTTTCGTCTACTGTTAATGTAAATGTAAATGATAATGTAATAAATACATATAGGAAGTTTAACCATTTAAGTATTTCAAAAGAAGAATTTAATAAATTAAATAAACTTTATTCAACTGAACAAATTGATAATGTTTTAGATGCTATTGAAAACTTTGCAAATAATAAAAAATACAAATCATTATATTTAACGGCTAGAAATTGGTTATCTAAAGAAAACACAAGTGTAAGTTCTAACACTTCAGCAGATGACGCACTATTAAAACACGTAAAAACACAATTAAATGCTAGTAAAAAAAGGAAGTGAAATAATATACTTAGAAAATTATAGAAAAGGAAATATTAAACCTGGACTTGGAATAGGAAACGACTTAGATAATTACTTACGTTTAAAACAAGCACAACTAAATATTATACTTGGACACGACAATGTTGGAAAAAGTTACTTCTTTAGTTATTATATGTTATCACACGCATTAATAAATGATAAAAAGTTTTGTATATGGTCAGGTGAAAACACAAGTGGTCAAATAATGCGTGATTTAATTCAAATGTATTGTGGAAACTATTTCAAAAAACTTGCAATTGAACAAATAAGAAGTGCACATAATTTTTTATCACAAAGCTTTACTTTCGTAGACAACACAAAATTGTATAAGCCTGAAGATTTATTTTTAATTTTTGAAAGTGAAAATGCAGACGTTTGTTTAATTGATCCATATACTGGTTTAGATAGGAAAATGACTTACGAAGGAAACTACGAATTTTTAAATAATGCAAGACAATTTTGTAACACTACAAAAAAGACTTTGTATATTTCCACACATCCAACAAGTGAAAGTGGTCGTGCTGGAAATCTATATCCTGAAAAACACGAATGGAACGGACATTTAAAAGCACCGTTAAAAGCACATTGTGAAGGTGGAAAATCGTTTTTAAATCGTTGTGACGATATGTTTACAATACATCGTTTAGTAGCGCATCAAACAATGAAATACGAAACAATGATAAACATAGAAAAGATAAAAGATCGTGAAACTGGTGGACAAATAACCGAACTTAACACCCCTTTATTATTTAATTTCAATCATGGTTTAGGATTTACAACACAAGGAATCGACAATTTAAAAGATTATAGAATGAAAACAACACAAACACGAATAAAATGAAAACAGTAAATTCTGTTAGTGGTGGTAAAACAAGTGCTTACATAGCTGCAAACTATCCAGCAGACTATAATGTATTTTCACTTGTAAGAACTGACGATAAAAAATGTATGTTTCCTGATGCTAAATTAAGACAAGTTGTTAGTGATAAAATAGGCAAGGAGTTTATTGGAACGTTAGAAGACGATATGATAATTTACACTATACTTGATTTAGAACAATTTATAGGTCAAGAAATTAGTTGGGTTTCTGGCGATACTTTTGAAGATGCAATAACAAAAAAATCAAATTATTTACCAAATAAAGTTGCACGATATTGCACAACTGAATTAAAAACAATGCCTATTTTACATTGGATGTATGAAACATTAAAAGAACCTTGTTATATGAATTTCGGATATAGAGCAAACGAAACTAAAAGAGCAAAAAATATGCTTGATAAAGTTGATGAGGATGGTTTCACAAGTGTAAAGGCTACATTTATGAAATTAAAAGATGGTAGAAATAGCTGGGCAACTTATAAGTATTGTAAGCCTTTATTTCCTTTAATTGAAAATGGTATTTTTAAAGATAAAATAGAAAACTTTTGGAATGATAAGCCAGTAAGATTTGCCTATATGAATAATTGCGTTGGCTGCTGGTGGCGAAATGAAATACTATTAAAGAAAATGTTTGAAAAACACCAAAATAAAATGAATTGGTTTGTAGAACAAGAAGAAAAAAGCAAAGGAACTTTTAAAACTGGAGTAACTTATAAACAAATAAAAAAATCAAAATTACAAATAGAATTATTTGATAATGACTTTAACGACTGCGATAGTGGTTATTGTGGACTATAAAAACACGAATAAAATGAAAGTATTAGAATTATTTGCTGGAAGTTGTTCTTTTTCGAACCAAGCTAAAAAACTTGGAATGGAAACTTTTACAACAGACTATAAAGATTTTGAAGACATTGATTATGTTACAGATATATTAAATTTTGATATTAATAAAATACCGTTTAAACCTGACATTATATGGGCATCACCACCTTGTACTACTTTTTCTATTGCAAGTTGTGGCTATCATTGGAATAAAGACAGAACTCCAAAAACTGAACGTTGTAAACAAGGCATAAAGATTATACAAAAAACTATTGAGATTATACAAGAAGTAAAACCTTTGTTTTATTTCATAGAGAATCCAAGAGGACTTTTAAGAAAACAAGATGTAATTAAATCAATACAAAGAACTACTGTCTGCTATTGTCAATATGGAGAAAAAAGAATGAAGCCAACAGATATATGGAGTAATAATATTTATGACATATTTAATTTAAACGGATGGAAACCAAGAAAAATGTGTTTTAATGGAAATAAAAAATGTGATCACGAAGAAGCACCAAGAGGTTCAAAAACTGGTACACAAGGTTTAAAAGATAACTACGAAAGAAGTATAGTGCCAAAAGAATTATGTTTAGAAATTTTAAAAAGTTGTATAAAATGATAGAAATAATAAATGCAAAAGTAGGTTTAATGAAAGTAATTTTAAGAGCAACACAAGCTTTAGAAGACTTAGAAGAAAAAACACCACACAAAAAAGATTTGATTAGAACGCAAAAAGATAGCTTAATGGAACTAGACTATACAAAATTAGTTTTGCATCGCTTAGATTTAAACTATATGGCTATGACAAGACAATTACATTCTATAAATACTATAAATTTAGAACTAAAGGAAGAAAACACGAAACTACATACGACAATTAAAAACTTATTAGAAGACGATAACGAAATTTTAAAAGAAGATGAGGTGTAAAAATTGCAAAGAAAAGTTCGAAGCAATACACTTCAATCAAAAGTATTGTTTTAAAGACGAATGCAAAAAAGTATGGATTGAAAAAGCTAAACAAAAACAATGGAAAGTTAAAAAAAGACGAATGAAAGCTGAACTAAAAACAACTAGCGATTTTGTAAAAGAAGCACAAAAATGGGTTAACAAGTTTGTAAGGTTAAGAGATGAGAAAAAAGGTTGCATTAGTTGTGGTGATGCGTTTACTGGAAAATATGACGCTGGACACTTCTTTAGTGCTGGTGGTCACGGTTCAGTTCGTTTTGATTTAAGAAATATACACGGTCAGTGTGTTTATTGTAATCAATGGGAACACGGAAACTTATATCAATATCATTTGAAACTAATTTCAAAGATAGGTTTAAAGGAATTTGACGATTTAGAGAAGCAAAGCTATAAAACAAAGAAATGGGAAAAAGACGAACTAAAAGAAATTATAAAAGTTTACAAACAAAAATGTAAAGAAATAGAAAAATAATTATTAACTTTAACTATTAATTTTAAAAACACAAGAAAAATGAGTAAAACAACAGACAAGGTCATAGACCTGAAAGAGATGGATTTAGCTGCATCCGTAAACGGCAAGCTTCCAAAAGAAAACATCTATAAAAGTTTGGCAGCGTTCCAACAAGAATGCCCAGTAATTCACAAAGGAACAAAAGGCTACGGCTATTCGTATGCCGACTTGCCAACAATTTTAAGTGTAATTAATCCTTTATTAAAAAAACATAATTTAGGATTTACACAATTATTAGACGGAACGGAACTAAGAACAATTTTATTCCATACAAAAAGTGGTGATACTATCGAAAGTTGCGCAGCTATTCCACAAGACGTTCAATTAAAAGGAATGAATGCATTCCAGGTTTATGGTTCAGCAATAACATATTTTAGACGTTATGCACTTTCTTCATTGTTAGGTATTATAACCGACAAAGACACGGATGCTGGTGGCGAACAAGTTAAGCCAAGTATAGACGAAGAAACTTTTAAGAAAGCTTTACAAGCGATTGATGCAAAATCTTATACTATTGCAAAATTAAAAGCAAATTTTTCATTAACTAACGAACAACTAAAACAAGTATAATGATAGTTAGATGTTCAGCACTTGGAAAAATAATGACTAACGCAAGATCTAAAAAAGAAGTGTTAAGTCAAACTGCAAAAAGCTATGTTAAGCAAACACTACTGGAAGACGAATACGGAATAAAAAACGAATTTTGGTCACGATATACGGACAAAGGAAATGAAGTAGAATTAAATTCTATTCAACTTTGCAACGATACTTTGGACTTTGGTTTTATGTATAAAAACGAAGAACGTTTTACTAACAAATATATTACTGGTGAACCTGACGTAATAACTGACGTAATAATAGATGTTAAGTCTAGTTGGGATGCTTCAACGTTTCCATTGTTTGAAGAAAAGCTTCCTACAAAGGACTATTTTTTTCAGCTACAAGGTTATATGTGGCTAACTGGAAAGCGCAAATCTTATGTAGCTTATTGTCTTGTCGATACACCACAACAAATTGTAGAAGATGAAATTAGAAGGGAACATTGGAAGCAACAAAAGATAGATGAATGTTTAGAAATTCGTGATTTTGTACAAAGCAAACACCAGTTTAGTCATATTCCAAAAGAACACCGTGTTAAGTTGTTTCGTGTAGACTATGACAAAGAAGTGATACAAGCTATAAAAACACGAATAGAAGCTTGTCGTGAATACTACGAAGAACTAAAAGAAAAGTTAACTTTAAACGTAGAACAATGACTATGGAAGATTATATAAAAGTAAGAGCAAAAAATTTGAGATACAGGGCTATTGTTATGGATTTACCTATTAATGTACAAAAAGCTTTAGTTAAAGAAATATCAAGACTTTGCGAAAAACAATATAGAAAAGGTTTGCAGCAAGGT